AGAACCTAGTGCCAGCATGCCTGCGCTGCAATGGATCCAAAGGATCAACAGAATGGACGCTTTGGTATAGAGAGCAAGATTTTTACACACAAGATAATGAAATTGCAATTTGGCACTGGATGTATCAGTTCAGGGATTTACCTTAGAAGCTGATACTTTTGTGTCGTTGTTGTAATGCCCAACTTCGGCATAACTTTTGAGTGGTTTTTCACTCATTTCAAAGAAGATTATCTGTCCAATTTTGAGTCCCGGATACAACGGCAGTGAATGCATTTTGCGTGCATTCTGCAACTCCAGCGTCAGCTTAGAACCGTGCCAACCCGGATCGATCCAGCCGGCGAGCATGTGGGAATAACCTTCCCTTGCTCTGCTGCTTTTCAGCGCAAATTGCCCACTGATGTGTTCACAGATGTAAAAGGTCTCGCGGGTTTCAGCCAGCACAAACTCGCCAGGGCGCAACCAGTAGGGATCCTGTGCGGTGTAGCCCTGTAGGCTGTGCAACTGCATCGTCGTGTCGACCGGCGACTCGATCATCAGGTTGTCGCCCAGAAGCACGTCAATTGACGCAGGATTGAGCAACTCCAAATCGAACGGCACGATCATGCCGCCGCCTTCACACAGAGAGCGGATCTGCCAGTCGCAAAGAACAGACACTCAGTAATCCCAACGAATACGAGGACGACCCAGCCGCATGCCTAGATGGACGAATCCTTTCGTCGCACCGTAGCCAAGCGAATACGGCCAGGTCTGATCACAGTACTCTTGCACCTCGTAGATGTCCACGTCCTTGACGTAAAAGTCAACTGCGCCAACGCCAGTCATGTTGTACAGATGCTCACTGTTGCTGGCACCACCTACTTGCTTGTTGACAGCCGGTGGCCGATAGCCAGAGGTGATCACAATCGGCTTGTTGCCGAAATGGCTGCGCACCTTCTCTAGGTATTTGCACAGTTCAATCGCGGTGTCGCACTGTGCCTGCACCTGAAAGCGGCGTTTCTCGTCAAACAACGCCAGTTCGCCGTAGGTGATGTTTGGCGTCACCTTGAAGTTGAACGGCTTGTCAGGCGTGAACTTATCGTTTGCCGGCTTGCCTTGAACGTGCTGATTCATCAGTTTGATCAGCTTGTCGGCGTACGTGGGATCAGTGGCGTAACCGTCATTCACCAGCCAACGTGCAGCGGCCTCGCGATCAGGCGCATTGTTGCAGCCCTTGTAAACGTGATAGTCCTTGTACCACCGCTCGACGAGGTAATACACGCAAGTCTCAAGATCAGGGAAGTCAAGGAACGTGTCCTGAATCGTGATCCACTTGCCGTTGATGTACTCCTTGGTATTGCGGGTTGTGCCGTTTCCTTTCAAGCCAAAGTAATTGTGTTCGCCCGATACGTGTTTGCCGTAACCGGACTCCAGCGCCCACTGCGCAGCAACAAGTTCGAAATACTTTGCGCCAGCCTTTTTCGCAGCAGCGCAAACACCATCCCAGTTGTTGTCAAACCTGTCCTGCTTGCCAGCCTGACTCCAGGTCTTGAACCAGATCTGATCGCGATTCAAAATGCCAGGCTTGGCCTTGAGGATGGCAGACTCCAACTCAAAGATCGCCGCCGTTTGATGCGGCAACTCCTTGTAATACTTGAACAGATCAACTAGCCGCAGGCGGTTCTGGGTCGTCATCGTTCCAAGGAGATGAGATGGACATTGAACCACCCAGAAGGCGGCTGTCTCCAGTCTGCTCAGGCGTAGGGTCTTCGTGTTTAATCACAGGCTGACGTTTGTTTCGCTCAATTTCAAGATCAATGACCTGATTGACCTTTTCGATTTCACGATCTAGTCGAGGCGTCAGAGTTGCATGAAACTTGGCTTGTTGTGCAACACGCAATAGGTGATGCCGCCAATCACGCTTGTCGTAACGCCACAACCAAACAACGTCAGCGTTCAACGCTTTGGGAACAGAATCTTTAGCGCCTTCACCAGAAGCTGCACCCAAGAGTTTTCCTTGATGGGCAGTAGAGCAATGATTTCAGAACCGGCAGCGATGATGATCGCAATGGCGGCAGCAGTGGTGGGATCCATGACGAAATAGCGTCTGCTACCAGCTTATGGCTTGATCTCCAACTTGATCAACCGTTGCTCGTGATCAAGGATACGATCATCCATCTTTCCAATCTTTTCTTCAAATTTGGTTTGATTTTGAAGAACATCATCAAGCTTGGTCGGCACCGTGTAAACCAAGTAAAAGATGCCTGATGCCAAGGCGACCGTAGCTGCAACGCCAATGCCAGCAATGGTTTCTTGCTTGACTCCGCGCCAAAAACCATTCTCAGACATCGCACGTCTGCAATTACTTTTAGATCTTACCGTCCCTGCCCACGGGTCAATTTACGACCGTGGTTAGGCAAAGAATGTTTTCCATTTCCCTGCCGTGTTTTCTTGGGTGGACGTGGAACAAATTGAATGGCTTTGACGCCAACCTTGCTTTTTACTGCCACGGCACACCTGCAGCCTTGGTGGGCGCCCGCTGCTCATCCAACTGACTCTGCAGGGCAGCTTCAATTTCGGCTACCTTCTCAGCCCCAAACTGGTCTTTTACCCAGTCAATCACCATTTCTTCCGTGAGATCTGCATATGGGATCAATTGGTCGGGTCGCTCAAAACCAAGACTGCCATAAGCGCCAGTGCTGTAGGTGCCGTCTTCGGCGGTGATGGTGTAGTGCGCCGTCATCACGAACCCGTCGGCAGTCTCCCGCTCAAGGTTGGCGATCTTCCAAGTGAAGGTGGTGCTGGGCATGGTGATGTGATCCGTGAATCGAGTTTAGGTGAGATGTGAGTAGGATTACTAGCTCAGACGATAGGTCACAAACGTATTTGATGCTGTCCGGCGTGAGGTGAAACGGCCAGAGTTACCAGCCGTTACCGTAGCCGCGCCAACAATCGTGTGAGCGGTGCCAGCACCAATAGTGCAAGTGCCAGAACCGGTATTAATAACCGACCATTCAAAGGCCATATTATTGTAAAGATCATTAAATCCACCTTCCGTCAAAGTGCCAGTTGGCAAGGTCAACGTTGCCGCAGCACCTGTATATTGAACAATGCCGGTTTTGAGTTCAGTAACTGTCAGTGTTGCGGCGGCGGATTTAGATGTTGGAGCAGATTGGTTGTAGCAAATAACTTGATCATTTGTAATACGTAATGCTTCAGTCGGGCTTGCTGCGCCATCTGCGGTTGTGCTAAACACCAGCCTACCCGGCATATCAGCGGTGCCGGGTGTTCCATCAACCAGAGACTGAACTAAGGCGGTATTTCTATAGTTTGTACCGTCGTAACCGCTGAAGTGGATCGTACCCGTAAAATCATTTAGCGCAACATTACTCCCAGAGCTGCCGCTAGCCAGGTGAAGTCGTCCATGACCGCTGGTAGTTGAACAAACTAGGGCAAGCGATGAGGCGCTATTGGTTGTGCCTTGAACTTGAACTTGGGGAGTATTGGCGTTGGATGAAACGTAAAGGTTGGTTAAAGCACTAGATAAACCAGACAACAGGCGTCCCGAGCTGTCAATGCGGGCGCGTTCGGTGCCGCCCGTGCCGAACCTGATCAGATCAGAGTTTGTATTGCTACCTGCGTAGGTTCCAATAAAAGTGCCATTGTTGAAATGCCCAATATCAAGGCGGCCATAGGTTGCCGTGTCACCGGTATCTAAAGTTATCTGGTTTGTAGTCGTTGCAATATTCAGCCTTCCATTGGCGGGCGTCGCGGTGCCAATCCCTACTCGGCCTGAGGAGTCAATAGTTACTGCATCAACATATCCAGTTGGAATACCCGTACCAATTGTTGCGTTAGTTGAAAAAGTTATGTTGGCAGAGGAATAAAAGCGCGTTGATCCTCCAGCCCACATACCGAGACCGGAGGTTCCGGTATAAGCTTGAATCAAGTTATTGTTAGATCCACCACCAACTCGCGCCATTCCGCCAGTTATGTTGATATCAAGCGCAGTACCAGGGCTGCTAGTCCCCAGACCTACTCTGTTATTGGCAGCATCAACGTAAAGGGTGTTGCTATCGATATTGACGTTGCCGCTGGAGTCAATCGTCAGGCGTGCCGTACCACCAGTTGAAATCCCAACCTGATCAGTGCCGGGTGAATAAAAACCAGTATCAGTACCGCTGTCCTTGAAGTAAATCGACGGGGCAGCCGCTGTGCCGTTCTCAAACGCAATCGTTGACCACTCCCCATCCAACTGGTACAGCGTGATCCAACCGGAATTAGCAGCATTGCGGATCTTGTACAGACCCGTTGTCGTATCTGCCCATGGCATGTAGGCATAAGTGGTGCTAGGTGCCGTGGCACCGCTGTTATTGCTGACAATCGCCGCTAACGCGTTATTGAGATCACTCCTGACGGCTGCCCCTGAACCGTTGGCAATAACGTAATCGTGTTGAGCCACAGCCTAAAAATCGGTTGCTACCCTCATATTAACTCTTGCGACCATATCCGACTGCCGTCCAGGTGAAATTCTTCGCCACGGCGACATTGCTTGAATTGTAAAAAGTGATGCTGAATCCAGTCGCGCTCACGGAATTGATGGTGAAATAATCGCCTGTTTGCAGGTTCTGCGTAGTAATACCTACGCTCGGCAAATAAGCGTTCACTCCACCCAACGTGGCAGTACCGACAAAAAACGCACTGGAAAATGTAATTGTCGTCGCGCCTGCATTGCTTGTTACCGGTCCATCGCTTTGTTCAGTCCTACGGCGCATTTTGGCCTTGTAACCCAATTCGGTGACAGCAATATTTTGGTCGATTGCAGGACTGACAAAATCGGCGCGGAATTGAAATGCGCGAGCCGCGTAATTACCGTTAATAAACGGATCCCAGCTAGTCCAAGTTGGCGTTCCACTTGGATTGTCATCTGTTTTTCTGATTTTCAATTGAACATTGCTTGCACTTGCATCGTCACCATCGAAATCATCCCAAGTGTCAATTAACGCAGTTCTTGCATCAATTAAATCGCTTGGATAGTAACCCTCCGCAGAAATATGCCTAATTAGGTTGAGTGTAAATATGTCGCCCAAATCCAAGGTGTTTAAAAATGTATAAGTCCCAGATTCCAGCGTGTCTCCCATCACGTCAAATGTTGGCAATAAATCAATATCGTCAATGTCGTCAATATTGATTGACCCGTCCAAAGTCAATGCATCCAAGCTGTCGCTATAGAAAACATCTACGCTTGTACCCTGAAAAGGCGGCGAATCCAAATCTTCTCTGCGTGTTTGCACCAACAATGGTTTGAGTGCATCAGGCAAGTCAATGACAATACTTGCCGCGTTTAAACTCTTGCGACCACCATCATCTTCAAACTTGACAAACACTTCCCCTTCCACCAAGGGGATAATCGCTTCTGTAGAATTACCCGCTTTTGCTTGAATTAAGTCAACACTTTTTGACCAATTCGCAGTGCCATCAGCTTTTGAACTGTGACGGATATGAACCTTGCCACCAACCTTCACATCCAAATCAACCGTTTCATCCCAACTCAAGCGACCAGAAGTGTCGTCAATTGGTTCAAAACTCAAATTCTGAACATCGCCAGGTCTTGCCGTTTTACCAAGTAGATCAAATTGAAATAATGCAATATCGCTAGCTTTTCCATTGATAGCAAAAGCCGTAATTTCTATGTAAATAATTCCTTTTCTTGTCCGTTTGATTTCAATGCTTGGTGTATCTGTAGTAACACCAGTCCAGTTGTCATCGTCAATTCGATAATTGACTTTATATTTAAAGGCACGAGCAGGTGCAACCCAGCTCAAGTTGAAACCGGCAAAAACACTTTGACCGTTAATGTATAAATATTCTTCACCAGTGACACTTGTGACTGCATCAGGTGGATCAGTCAAGTCAGTGATGTCTCGTGGTTTAATCTTTGTGCCGTTTTCAATTGCACTATAAATTGATTGATTGTATGCAAGTGCAGTTACGCCATAAATACCGTCACCAGCTTCTGCAACATTCAAAACTCTAAATTGTTGAGATTGAATATTTGTTGATTGCAGCAACCAAATGGACTGTGGATTGGGCGCTTCGCTAAATGCGCTTTGCAGCAAAATTGAAGTGACTGATTCGTTCGCGACAATACTTGAAACTTTTTTTGTTTCTATAAGTCCCGTAGGAAGTATTACCGAAAGAGTTGGAGCCGTTGCAAGGCTAACGTTTGAAATATCAGTACTATTGTCAACGTCTACGCTTGTTGTTGTTGCGCTTGCAATACGACCGCTGCGACGCTCACCGGCTTTAACTGGGTCGGCAATGTCAACGACCATTCCAGGTCGTAAAATAATTCCACTATCAAGTGAAACTGAAAATGTAACTGTTTCGGTTAAATTTTGTTCACTCAACAAAGCCCATCGACCTACGCGCTGAGCTTGACCCTGCGAATAGCATCCCAAAGCTCTAATGTCTTTATTAATTACGCCAAACTTTGCAACCGAAGCAGAGTCTTCTACGTATTCATATTCAACTTCTCCTCGTGTGTCATACCTTTGGTATCCAACAGTTGCCGTTGTATGCCGTGATTTTTGAGATGTTCCGCTGTAACTAAATATGCCATCTACAACATTTGCGGGACTAAGAAGATATTGAGAATCTGAGGGCTTATCTTGTTGCAACACCATGGTGCCAGCGCCATAGTATGCAATGCCCCTGAATATACTCGTCATTATTTGAATGACGTTATAAACTTCATCGCGACTATTGATTAAAAGATTGCAGCTAAATCGCGGCTCCGATCCACCTTTGCCGTCACTTACGAGAGCGTTGCAATATTGGCTGATTGAATAAAAGTCATAACGATCAAGACTGCTTACTGGAATACTTGCGCCATATCGTGTGTTGGTCAGCAAATCCCATAAACACCAAGCCGGATCATTGCACCAAGTCGCGGCACCAAAAGTTCCATCCCAAACACCTGTATAGGTAACTCTGCCCAAGTAGTTAGTTGTATCAACAGTTGCGTTTGATGGCAGCTTGACCTTAATGCCACGAACAAGATATTTGCGGCTTGGAATACTATTGAAATCACGCGAATTAAATCGCAAGAAAGCCAATGCGCTATTCGGATAACGCAATCTTTCATCAATTATCTCCGTATAGCTATACCAGTAAAAATCATTTGCCATCTTGACGCTATCTGCGTCTGCAGTGACTCGAATGAGTCTGATATCTACCGGAAAAGCGCCATTTAGTTCAAAAACATAATCTCTCAAATACTGAGAACTACTTTTACCCGTGATTGTATCTTCGGCAATTTTATTAAATCCACCACCATTGTATTGAACTTGGATTTCTAGGCTAATTGATGTGCCAACAATGTCTCCATCGTCTTCGACAAAACGAATCGACGGAAAACTTACGGTTACCCTGACGCGATCAACTTGTGAATTGGTAATCGTACGCGTAACTGGACTGTCTTTGCGAACAATGATATTGACGCCATTTTCTGATTCGGTGCCACTTAGACCTGGAATATGACTTTGATTTTGAGTGCCATTCCTGAAAACAAGTGTATAGTTTTTGAAATTGGCAACGCCAGACTTGCTGACAATTGGCGTGTCATCCAAAAAGACTCCCTTGGCGCCATCTTCAACGCCTTCAATTTCTCCTTCACTAATCAAATCCAATACGCTGCCGTATTGAATTGATTGCAAGGAATCATTGCTTTCAGTTGGTGGATCGCCTCCGCCAGGCGGACTCCCACCCTTTCCGCCACCACCACCGAAACCAGCGCCAATAATTCTTGTCATTTCAGTTGCACAGTATCAAGACCAGCGGAAATAACGGCAGAGCCGACGTAAGCACGACCGTAAACAATTGGCACCGGCAAACCTTGCTTTGCTGTATTGACGATGCCAGAAAAACTAAACGATTCCAGCCGAGCAGCTTCTCGGCCTCGTTCATATGAACCCGAATCGGTAGGGGAAATTGCTTGCGCAATGCCACCAAGAATCAAGGCGGCACCAATTGAGCCAATTGCTGTTGAGGCCGCAGATCCAAGAACAAAAAAACCAGTGGCCAAATTACCAGCAGCCGACAAAGAACCTGTTGCTCCAGCGCCCAAACCAAGAAAACCAGCACCTGCACCGGCAGTCAAAATTGCAAAAGCAACCAAGCCAATACCAGCGAGGATCATTCCAGTTCCTTGCCCAGCTCCTGTAATTACCGGTGCAATGCTAAATACTTCTCTTTCACTCCAAGGCAAAACCAATGAATCAAAACTTTCTTGGGTGATTTTTTCTTTTCCGACAGTGACTCTAAATCCAATTCCATTTTGCTCGGAATCAATGAACCATTTCTGCAGATCAGGAAAATTAACGCAAAGCGCCTTCAGAGCCTGTGCCGGCGTATCAGCTTCAAATTCAAAACGGCACTGTCCCAGCTTTTTGCGAAGAGCGCCGTAAACCTTAACGACTTTCATGCCGCAAGACACAAGCTGTGCTTTTGCCATAATAGCCCCCATACACATCCCGACTACTGAGCCTGCCTTGTACGTGGTGGAGGATCAATTGATCACCCAAATAAATAGCCGCATGATTTGGCAACGGAGAAACTAAATTCATCAAAATAGCGTCGCCATACTGAAGATCTTCAAGCGGCACTTTACGAAACCCTTCATTTGAAAAATTATCCAAATACAGGTTTTCATTGCGCAACCAGAAGTTGTCTCTTCGTTCGTAATCCTTTAAATCCAATCCAAACTCCGCTTTGTACCAGTCCCGACACAACGAATAACAATCAACAACGCCAAATACAAATTCACGTCCAACGTAGGGAAGCGTGAATCCACTTGGCTCACAGTATCCCCATTCTTCAGTTTTGGGATTAACGATGTACCAAGGCAAGCCTGATTTTTCACATGCAACCCGATCAGCCTGAGAGGGAGTTGGATTGCTTTTGGGATGGCTGTGTACAACCGCAATAATTTCACCTTTATCTTCTACTTCCTGATACTGAAGAGCATCAATAATAAAATGCTCGCTGGGCGTATCAGCCAAATTTAAACATTCAAAATAATGCTTGCGACCTTTTACGATTGCAATCAAGCCACACGATTCCTTGGGAAAGCTTTTGCTTGCGTGATCAAGAATCTTGTTTTTGAGCGTCGAACTTAATTGCATTACGACAACCCCACTGCTGGGAACGAACCAAATGGAAGCACTGCATTTGTGCTGCCAAATATGTATGTTTTATCGCCAGTGAATTGATAGGTTTGGGACGTATACGTATCCAAGGAATAAAAACTGTAAGTATGAGTGCCAGTTGCTGATTTTTCAATATTATAGGAAATTTCAATGTACCCAGAAGTGTATATTTTTACGATCTTGACAGTGTAATCAGAAGGAAGGTATGCGCCAGTGACATACATCCCAACACTCAGGCCAGCAACGCTTTTATTGTCAATCCAAAGGTAATTAGCAGGTGGTCTGTAAATCGATGAGCGAATGGTACAAACCTTGGTTGTTTCCAAGGCATAAATTGGAGTCGCTAACTGACTTAGATATACGGTTGTTCCGGAAATTGAAAATATTGATGTGCCTGCCGGAATACTACTTCCCGTAATCTTCATTCCATTTGTCAGGCCAGTTGCGCTGGCGACAACAATACGGTCGCGAGTTGAAGCAATCGTGCCAGTAGTGGAAATGCTCGAACTAGATGTAGCATTTGCACTTAAGGTAACTGTTTTTGTGCTTTGGTTATAAGAACTTATTGTTGTACTGGCTGGGATTCCATGACCCACAACTGAAGTACCAGCCCAGTCATCTTCGTACAACGGCAAACTTTCTGTCAGCACAAGTTGGTTGCTACCATTTGTCACCGTGCCAACTCGCGTGTACCCATCAAAACGCAGGCTGCAACTTGATAATCTTTTGCCACAAACATCTTGGGCTAACGTCTTTACTGGATTGTCATTGATATCAAAATATCGAGAGCCGTTATAACTGCACTCACTGCTTCGATATTGCCATTGACAAATATTGGCAATAATTTGACGTTGAGGCAGCATTATGCCAGCCAAATCAAATTTGCTAGCAAGTTCAAAGGAGACAGCGTCCCGAGTCTCACTTGACTTGCGATCAATATACCAAATTTCATCTGGGAACTTTGCATTCGGATCTGCATTCGGTTGGCCGTCTAAATGCTTTTTGAGTGTTCTAATTCTTTTGACCTGCGCACCACCCAAATCATTGCCAGGTGTGACCGCATTAACAAGCAAAAGAAGTGTCGTTACAACATTGCTCAGATTGGAAATCGTTAGTGTTGGTCTCGGGAGCGATCCAGTATTTGTGAAATCAAAACCATCAGCTTCAATTGGCAGACGCACATAACTGTTGCCATTCCAAGTGATGTTTCCAGTTACATTTGCATTTACGCCATTGTGCCAGCGATAAACGTCGTTGCTGCCATGCAATGTTGTATCAAGTCTTAATTCAAAAAGTTCAATAATTGCACTTGGAGCCAATACGGAAAGATCTTCGTATACGCTGCTAATCGCCTGCCAAGTGACCGTATTGTCAGTAGCTGTGCTTCCAATATCAGTTGGCCACGCCGGTTCACTTGAATCAGATGTACCAGCAACTGTGCAGCGAAAAACTAAACCGGTGACGCGCAAAGAAGTAGCGCAAACAATGTCGCCAACGGCATATGCAGTGCTAGCAACCCAACTGGTATAAGCCATTACGGTTCAAATACTTGACGGAAGGTGGCTTGAACTGTGTTGATGTTCGCCGCAATCATTGTTGTAGACCATTCATCGCAAACATATTTGCCAGCCGAGCCATAGGGTGGTGTCCAATCAAACGATTCAATGGAGCCACGAGCTTCAAGGAAATTGGTGATATTGTCCCTCTCTGTATTGGTGCGATTTGCAAAGGTCAATCGCCATTCAGATGGTTGGGTGTTTAAGCCAAACGCCAAACGCTGTTCGTAACCGTCGCCAAACTGAACACGACGGACAATGGGACGCTGCGATTCACTCGCGTCAAAATCAGGAGTGTACGAAAAGGTCGCCATTAACGTGTGCTTGCGAGAAGACCACCGGGACGCTGCTGCTTCAAGATTTCAGCTTGCACAGCAGATGACACTACAGTACCCAATGCTTTGGCATTTGGCGCATTACCTTGAACACTGGTTCCCTTCGCATCGACGTTGACGATGACGTTTGTGCCTCCAGCTCCATTGTTCATTGTCACTGGGATAGTCCGTCCGTCAGGAAGAGGAACATAGGCTTCAGGGCGGCTGCCTTCACCAAACATGGCAAGTTGAGGGGAGTTGGCAATGCCACCATTCGCGTAGCGTTTCAGTGACATAGGACCATCACCGGTCATAATGCCACCCTTTTCAAAGCCAAAAAGCTTGCCAAGGAAGCTGCCGCCAGGAAGCAGAGATTTCAAAGTATAGAAAAACGCAGCTCGAACAAATATCTTGGTAAGATCCGCCAACACAGATCGAGTGAAGTCTGCGAATGAAGCTTTACCTGTGGTAACAAATTCGGCCACAACATCAGCCAAACCCATAAAAGTATTCCCCAAGGAAGCACCTAGATTTTTAGTCAATTCACCCATCGACTTCACGGTTTCATAAAAACTAGCTGCAATTTGTCCGCCGGCAGTTCGAGCTATGGCTTGTAATTCTTCTAATTTTTTAATTACCTTTTCAGTCTCTTCAGCCAATCTTGTGCCTTTTGCACCTTCGCGAAGTTTTGCAATCTCTCTTTCAAATCTCAGTTGTTCAGCCTGTTGTCGCGAAATCAATCCATATTGAGCCTTTACATCTTCAAGAGAAATGGCTTGCTGTTTAGTCAGGCGATCAATTTCAAGCAAGGCATCAACACCACGCTTCCGCCCATCTTCTATGACTTCATTTAATTTGTCGTTGGCTTCAATGCGCTGAATCTCAGCATCCCGAATGCCAATCTGCCTGTCTTTAACTTGCTTGTCGATCTTCAATATTTGAAGTCTGTAATTCAAATAAGCCTCTTGCACTGGATTCATTCCAGCATCAAGGGCGGCAAGTTGTTTTCTAATATTCAACTCTTCAAGGGAAATATCAACAAGTTCTTTTGCTTTTTTTGTTTTCGCATCACCACCGCCACCACCGCCATCGCCTCCCGGTGCAGCAAAATTTGTGAGTCCACCAGTTAAATCATTGGCTGGCCTTGTTCTTGCTCCAGAAGGCTTGCTAGCAGCCGCTCTGCTGCTTGCGCCTTGAATATATTGAATGACTTTGCCAATATCCTTAATGGCACTTGGCTGGTCAATAAATTTACGCAAAGGAGCAGGCAGGGCGTTATACAACCCTGTAATTGCAATTTGAACAGCCTTGAGCAGGCCAACAGTATTGTTCTGAATCGACTTCAGCGCACCACCCCACATATCTGATGCGTCTTTACCAGTTGCACCAACTGACTTGCCAACACCGCTAAATTTTTTGGCAATGTCAGTGGCGACAACGCCAACATAATCGGACAATGATTTGAAAAATCCTGCAGCGTTTTTGACTCCAGTTTCAACTTCGCCAGAGAGCTGCTTCATCGCAGCGCGAATATCATTCGAAACAACGCGGCTAATATTGTTTGCCCAATTTTGAAAATCTTGATTGTTGTCGTATAACGCTTTGCCGAGCAAAGCCAATGCAGTTACACCTGCTGCAATCCAACCCCAACCGGGAATTGCCAGCAAAGACAATCCCAGCCGTTTAATTGCTGTTTCAACGAGTCCAATAGCACCGGACAAAACAACGCTGGCCGTTGTTGCATTTTGCAGAGCAAGAACAAAGCCAACTATTTTGATGGTTGCAACCGTTGAACCGAAAACAGTAATCGCAAAAACAACATCATCTAAAATTTTTGTCAGTCCAAGCAATGCTTGACCAAGAATCTTGGCAGAGGTAACAATACCGGGCGTAATGACGCTAATAAATTGACCAAAGCTATTTTGCAATTCAGCGCCAATTGGCTGCAAAGCGCCACCAACGGCAAGACGCATATCGTTGAATGCAATCCGCAAACGTGCGCCTGAATCTTCACTAGATGCCGCAATCTTCAATGCGGTCATCCCATAACGAGTGCCAAGCAGTTCAATGAACCGCATCAACTCATTGAGGCCAATCTGACCATCCTTGAGACCCTTCTGCAGTTCAGGCAGGGTCATCTTGTTTGCCTTGGCAAAGAGCGTTACAGCGCCAGGTAGACGCTCACCAAGTTGGCCAGAGAGTTCTTCTGCGCTGACCTTGCCCTTGGAGAACACCTGCACCATGGCGGTGATGGCACCCTGTACGTCTTCCGCGCTGCCACCTGTACCCTTAATGGCTTTGGTGATGTTGGTAAACACCAAGCCGGCATCAGCAACTTGACCACCAGCACCTTTAACGGCAGCAGTCAGTCTGGTCATGCCTTGAATGGCAACTTCTTGCGGCACGTTGAATTGCCGCGTTGCTTGATCAGCTATTTGCAAAGCCTTGGTGTATTCCTGTTGGCTGCCAGCAACACCTTCAAGTGCAATCTTCAGCTTGTTGACTTCAGCGACATAATCAGCCGTTGAACCAAGTAATTGACGAAGCTGGCCAACTTGCGCACCAATGGCGCCACCGGTAATGGCACCAGGAACACCACCAATGGAGCCAATTGCAGCACCAAGAGCGCCTTCAGGACCGCCAAAAACACCAGCGCCGGCAATGGTGCCTACAGTCTGTGCAATGCCAGCAAGGCGACCACCACCAGCACGACGGCCTTCTGTCTTGGCTAGTTGCGCTTCAAGTTTTGCTGCTTCAGCAGTTGCTTGTTTGAATTCAGCGGTGCCAATCTCAACGCTGTTGGCGATCTGACGCCAAGAATTGGCATACCCCCGCAAATTGTTAATGCTATTGGCAGAAGTTGCCTGAACACTTTTTAGCTGTGTTGCAAGCGTTGCAAAATCTTGATTGGCATCAGTTGCTTCCTTGCCAAGTTTGTTGAGACTACGGCCAAGCTGCTGCAGTTGTTCTCCGCCAATTTGACGGACCCTCAGTAGCAGCTCGGTCGTCTGGCTCATTTTCTTGCTTCCTGAAAATAAACGAGGGCGGCGTGTTCCATTACCTGTATGCCTTCAAGCAAAGCAACAGGATCCCCGACTGCATACAGCTTACAGAGCCATTCCAAACTCTGGTAGTTCAACCCCACAAGTCCATTAACGCCAACAACCCATTGCGTCTGCATGCGCAAAAAGATGCTGACTATTTCTAAATTTTCTTCCCACAACTCGAAATCTTCTGATTCCTTGCGTGATTGCAAGTCGACAATGGCTTCAGGCATCAAGCCCAAAGCTTCTAGGTCATCATCAGATTCGTCTTCACCGGGTTGAGCTGCACCGCACCAATAACGGGCAGCTTCTTCTAGTTTTTTGTTGTGACTCCGGTCACACTGTCGGCATACGCTTGAACCAAAGCCTTGACGACATAGTGATCGTCGCAGATTTCTTTTTTGGTCTTTTGCGTAAATGGCAGATCTTTGCCATCTTCGTCCTTGATGCCATCCCAGCCTTCAAGGATCCCGTCAATCAGGGCGTCATCACCCTTTTCAAGCAGATCGTTGAAGGCCGAGCGACTCATCTTTTTGAAGACCGCGTCAAATGTTTGAATTTCAAACTTGCCGCCGTCAATAGGTGTTTCCACCTTGACCGGCCACTTGTAGGACGCAGTCTTCTTGAGAACGAATGCCATGCGGTTTAGGTGTACGCCAAGGTGAACTCGTCGTTGCCCGAGGTGGTGGGTACGAGAGTATACGGCAGGTTCAGCATAACAACGCCTTGGTCTTCCGAATAGCTCGGGTTGCCAAGGCTCATGCCACCAGTGGCAGTGGCTAGGTCAATGATGTTGCCAGCCGTGGTGCCGTGGGTAATGCTGAACGCGCCGGTGGTGCCAGCCACAGCATTGCTGAAGAAGTTTTTGGTTGCAAGGCTCACCATCTCAATGGCGAGGGTGCCGGTGCCAGCACGATTAACAATCAAAATTTCTTTGTCGCTGTTGACCAATTCGCGATACACCACTTCATTGCCCACATCCAACTGACAACTTTGCAGCGGGATGGCGCTGGAAGCGTACAGGGTGAAGGCGGTGGTGTTGGTGTCGTTAAAGATCTGAGGAGCCGCTTGGTTGGTGTAAGTCGGACTCGGATCTGCTGTGTCAGTAGGACCGTTGTACTGACCAGTCATCGTGAAGTTGATGACAGGAATCTGGTTTGCAGTCAGGTTCAGGGTGAAAGTGCCACGAGCGCCAGTCACCTTATGGCGAACACCATCCATCGAGAAGTAGATGGTGACGGAAGAGAACGAAGACGAAACCGGTGCATAGGTCACGCTGGTGCTGGCCACGATAGTTTCGCTAAAGCCGCATGCCTTGAGCAGTGAGCCATAACGAGGAGCAGTGCCAGCAGTGCCAGAACCTGCATACTCACACTCGAAAGTCACCACCACGCGAGTGTTGGCAATCAACTGAGGTGAGTTACCCAGATAAGGGCGAATCAGGTCGCGAGAAAGAACCTCAGATTCAACTGGGGTGATTTCAAGATTGCGGACTTGAACGGCGTCGCTACCAGCAGGACTCGAATCCGTGCCGTAGGTCGATTCAGTCTTGACAAGGACGGTCCGCTTCCGGTAAAGCTTCGCCATCGGAGTGGTCTCCAGAGAGATCAGTTTCTGTCAACAGTGTAAGCTCGCCAGTCACAACGTCAAAGAGATAAGTTCCCCCAACGCCAGGATTTGGCACAGGCTTCGGCGTGTTCGATTTGGTCATCAAATTAACCTGCCACTGTTAGGTCAGTTCGACTAGAGCGATACATGACCATGTAATCCATACTAATGATACCAAGAGGAACGTCTGCCTCATACAGACTGAAATCAACACGATCAGGATCAATGTCAAGAGCGTAACCATTGCAGGTTGGATCAGACATGATTTTTTGATGCACCTGTTGTGTGTAAGTATCTGAGTCATCGTCAGGTACAGCGGCTCGCACCAGTACCGTCACACGAACGCGGAGTTGCCATTGCAGCACACTGCTGAACACTTCACTGGGTTGATCACTGACACACTCAACAATGACGGCAGGCACCTCACCACGCGCTAGAGGCTCCACACGACTGCGGTAGACGGTTGCACCGGTGATGCTGTCCAGATTGCTTTTGATCTGAGCAAGGATTAATTCGCGGCGTGTGTCGGCCATGATCAGGCAGAAGCGACTTGAACAACGGTGCAGATGATGCCCGGAATGCTCGGATGAGCAAAGGGGCTTGTAGCTGCGGCTTCAGCATGAATGTAGGCTTGCGCATTTGTCGTTGCCCACATCAATTCCAAGTAATCACCCGCGACAAGTGGCAAGACAAAATTCACTGTGCCAATCACATTGCCGTCGACTCCGCCGTGTTTGGCAATGATGCTGAATTTGCTGTCAGTTGCAGCCACATCCCCACTGGCACCGCTGTCGTTTTTGCGCAGCCATACGTTGATGTCGTGGATCTGTTCGTTCGCATTGCTGAACTGAATCGAAAAAGTCAGGCTGTAAATACCAGTGTAATCAAAGGTGATTTTGTTCTGGGAAACAATATGAATGCCGCGACTGTTTGGATCCTCTGAACGCAGATAAACAGAAGTGGGAGTATTTGCGGTTGCCGTTTGAGAAGTATCGTCCCAAAACGAACCCCAATATCCAGGCGCCGAAAAATACGGCAGTTGACTCCAAGTTGATTTTCCGTTTCCGATCTTCAGATTATGTGTTTGCGCTTCAATAGCGGCTTCACCGTCCATCAAGACAGGGTTTTGCGCCGCCCAATTCGCTCTGCTGTTGACTTTGAAGACGCTGCTCATGACCTCAAAGTCAAACTTTGCTCAACAGTAGTTCCGAAAACACACCGTCATCAACAGGACGATTCTCACGCACGGTGTAAGACGCGGAATCAACCGTAATTGAAGTGCCGCGAGCGGCGGTGCTGACATCAGAAGTCTTTGCCGTAAGCAAGTACTCCCGAGACAACGCCATACCGCCCGCGATCACATCCATAGGCGAATCCAGAATGCCAAGGAATGCAGTGCCAGCACCGATTTGGCAGGTAACGCCAAATTCAGCAAGGAACGCATCTGGCAGTTCTGGAAACGCCATCAGGATCAGTTGCCGTACTTCTTAGAAGCAAGGCCAAGCACTGCAACAGCGCCGGTGCCGGTGCCACCAGTCACGGTGAAGTACACGCGAACATAACGCTTGAGGTCGTTGCTGTTCAGGTAGATCTTCTCACGGAAGGCGGTGTTGGCAGCAGCAGCAGTGAAGCCACCGCCACTGATGTCAACAAAATCACCAGAGGTGGTGGTGTCAGAGTGCTGAAGCTTGGCGGTCAGGGTGACGCCAGAACCAGCAGCGGCAGAAGAGATGATGAAAGCAATGTCGCCTTCAAAATCGTTGGTGCCTTGCAGGTCAACATAAGTTGGAGTGCCAGCGCCGGTGGATGCAACCACAGCGTTGTCATGCAGGCGAATCAGAGTGGTCTTCGACCCGAGGTTGTGGATCATTGGTCTTTCTCCGTTTGGGAGCGGGTTTGCTGGGAACAGAGACTGACTCTTCGTCAGCCGTTACAACAACTGGCTCGATGAGAGGAGCGGGAATGGCCTTCTGAATTCCAATCAACAGCAAAGCTGATTTGTGATCGGTTTCAACGAAATCACCAACCTTCACCTGCTTGAGGTCAACGATGGTGTCGCGCAGAATCTGAATGCGCATTGCCCGCTCTTCAATCATCAGGACAGCTTGCAGATGGACTCAGGATGACGCACGGCCACGTCATAGTCCTGCATGGCCACCACACGCACGGTGCCGGAAGCGGAACCGGTATAGGGGTCAACCATGATGTCCAGACCGCTCCAGAAGCCGATCAGGATGTCGCTGAAGTTAGCGAACACCGCAGTGTTGTTCGGCATGGAGTTGGACACATAAGCCGAGTAACCGTTGATGGTGTTGTCGGCTTCGTAGATGAAGTTGGCGTTGGTGCCGGTAGCCGACTTCTCGGTGGTCTTCAGAGTGCCGCGCAGAGCGGAGTTCATCAGATAACCGAGGCTGCCCATCAGCGCATTGGAGGTGCTGAGAGCGGCTTCAGCGTTCACGTAATCAGCGAACGTGGTGTAGCCGGACTCGGTGTTGATACCGGTCACGTTCAGGAAGCCCAGCGGGTACGAAGAAGCACCGGTGCCGTTGATGGCTTGGTTCTCAACTTCGATGGCAATTTGCTGAGCCAGATCGCGACGCACCAGGTTCTCGATGTCGATGCTGGACTGAAGTAGCAGACGACGCGAGTAATCGGTCAGCGCACCAATCGTGCGGGGCTGCATTGTCACCTGGTCGACGGTGAGTTGCGATTCGGTGATCGAACCGGACTCGGCGACGTGGTACACAGTGGCACCACCAGACTGACGGGGCAGAGCAACCATGCCTTGCAGGCCGGTCATCACAGTCGCGCCAGCGGACTGCAGCACAAGAGCCTTGCGAAGCAGATCGATGAAGCTGTCGCTCATCAGGTCCGTGGCAACCAGATCACCACCACCGGAGGCAGAACCCACGGTCAGGTCACGGCGGCCATAACCCAGCACATCAGCAGGGATCAGGATGCCACGGGCTTCCTTGCCAGACTTCTGCTGAGCAGCACGGCTGACTTCCATTTCGAAAGCAGCAGCACGCTGAGCTTCTTGGCTGTTGGGGTGAGCCAGAGCGTTGATGGCGCGAATGAAGGAGAAGTCACGCTTCTCTTTGTCCGACATGCCGATCTCGGCATCCTTGGGGTTCAGGGGCTTCTCTTCCACACCCATCTTTTCGAGGAGAGCGGAACGCAGTTCATCAAGGCTGCGGGAGT